GCCGAAATCAAATGCGCGAGGACCGTCTGTAATATCAAGAGGTAATGCATCTTGTAAATTTTGGTCACGATACCATTCATTCCAGACTTTTTGATACATAGTGAACGGTAAAGCATTTGGTGCGTCAGCCTGCGGTATTACAACGTTTGTCGGAAGACCGAAGAAGTCTCCTATTTGTCCAGTTTGAAATGAGGTCGGGTCTGTCATGTCCACGACAGGAATTAAATAATCAGTTGTTTGTGCTCCGGCAGAATCAGAAGCACCCATGAACTTTTCCCAATTTTCCCAGAGCAGACGAGCAGGGCAAAAGAAGAAATGGATATCAAGATATAGATTTGCGAATGCAGGATTGATGAGAGTTTGAACACGTGCCAGATAATTACCGTCGATTTTGACAGTATCACCTGGAAGAATTTCATCAATAAAGATAGGTACCAATGAACCAGCTTCGAACGCTGTAAGGGTACCAGTTGGACGGATAAACTTAGACCTTGGAATTTGTGGCCGTTCGACGTTCGCGAACGAGTGTTTCATTGTTGCTGGCATGATTTGTCCTTTTTGGCGGTATTGCCTAGATGAAATATAAAGGGGCCTACGGTTTCCCGCAAGCCCCTAGTTTAGACACCCCTAGTTAGTTAGTGGTGTCAGTGGGAACTATTACATCAAGAGAGATTAGTTCCCACCCCCCTTTTCCCCCATATGGGGGTTTGCCTCAGAATCGGCTTTAGGAATGATTTCCTGCTGTTCGGTGATGTTTCCGGCTTTATCCAGCTCATAACCTTCTGGAAGCTTTGTGAGGCCCAATTTCAGGGCCTCACGGAGATTTGCCGGGTCATCAACGAACCGTACGAGATTTGCTGGGTTATTGTCGAAACGGAGTCGAATTTTGGCAGGCAAAGCCTGGAATTGCTCGCGTACTTGTTGGACATGTAGGTACATGTCTTGATAATCGGTGTGAGGATATGCACCGAATACTGGACCGTTTGTTTTGTGCACAGATGGAATGGTGCTTTGCAGCACCCCCGTTTTTTTGAATCGTTTTACAACGTTATTTATGTTGCATTGGTCAGCAAATTGCTGCTGAACCTTAGAATCGGTGCCCGTGTGGACCGCTCTTTGAGTTGGCTCTGCGAGCCTATTTTTAAAGCCCATTTTATTTAACCTCCAAAAGAGACTGAACGGTGCAGACTTGATACGAATGCGCTTGGTCGAACTCAGGGAGGAGGCTTATTGCCGCGTCGACTGAAAGCATCTTCCCGACAAAGAGGAGAACGAATTTTTCAGGGAATTGAGCGTATACGCTCTTGGGTTCGCGGAGTGCGGTTTGCACGGCACGCTTTGCTTGCACATCATCTTCGAAGTGAAGGAGGAGTTGCGGTTTTTCAACTTCAATATCCTTCAGCATGTAGTAACGCATTTTTCTATGCCTTGTTTCACGTGAAACATTTCACGTATTTATATAGTACTGTTTTTGTGGCCTTTTTTCAAGGCCTTTTTTGAATATATTTTTGTTTACTTGTTGTTTCCGCCATCGCTTGCCGGGCGGTCCGGCCTACGGCCGGGTTAACGCGTGATAGGCGCTTCGCGCTTTGCGTTTTGGGCGAGGCTGTTCCAGCCCTGGCATTCTACGAATGCCGCGGGTCTGGAACAGCCTCTATAGCTAGGGGGCTTTTCGCCCCCTCCTCCCCCCATAGTCGCGTCCTACCGGACTGCTCAGTAACGCCACGGAATCAGACACCGCTCGTACTTGCGGAGTGCCAGGCGTTGACAAGCTTGGACCGCCCACGGAGGCGGTCTGTCGCTTGTAGTAGCACGTTTGTTTTCCGAGAGCCTATTCCAGGTCTCTCTTTAGCCGCTCTATTTTTTGGAGTTTTATTTTTTCTTTGATTTGATTCTCGTTTTTTTTCCTTTTAGAATACCAGAGTATGTTTTTTGTGTTTTGAGTTATTTGTAATCTAGTTTTGAATTTATATGTTTTTCTATTTGTTTTATTTTTATTGTATAACTCTGGATTTGTTTTTTCGAGAATCTTATCATAAAACTTAGGCGGCCTAGTTTCCTTATTGTTTATGACTTGTATGTCAAACGTGGTTACATCTTTATGATATTTTTCGAACCATTTTGTACCGATGCCCGGTCTCCTTGACATGCGTACGAACTCGGGTTCGATTCCTTGCTCTACATAGTAATCCTTTTCGCGGCCTAGTTTTTTGCCCATGATGTAACGGGCTACATATGCCGCGCTTTCAAAAGTAACAGAGCCAATAAGGCAATGACCATTGCCCCATATATTATTGAGCATAGCAGAAGAGTATAGAGAATTACCCTCTTTGGTAGTGTGATAGATTTTATCCGGGAAATCATAGCCAAACACACAGGCGTGATAGTGAGGGCGATTAGTTGTACCGCCGTATTCACCACATGCGAAATATCTACATTTGTGGTTTCCATTTTTATTAATTTCCTTTCTTAGTCTTTTCCAGAATAATTGAAGGTCGTTTGGTACTAAAGTACCAGTTTCGTTTTTTCCGAATATTATATTATCATTATCATATGTTAATGTTATAAAGCAGTTTTGTTCGTGCATTTGCGCTTCATTTACACATCTTATAGCCCATTGACGGGAACGCTCTAGACGACAACCTATGCAGCGTCCGCATGGTATGTCCATAGAAGCAGAGTTTGGGTCTTTGGAGTGTGATACGAGAGGCCATTTACCATTGGGGTTTGGTCCAGATGGTGACCTATACATTTTCATGGGATAGTAACAGGCCATAATTAAAAAGCCCCTTTCGGGGCTTCCTTTCTTAGAGGCGAATGCCACCACGGGAAGCATTCGACAGATTTTTGTAGTGAACCTTTTGTCCCCGCTTGTAGTCGCGATTTGCGCTACGGCGGGATTGGAATTTGCGAATCAAGTGTTATCACCTGCCTCTCATAGGGTTTAAATCTTTTTCCCAAGCATTTTTGGCGCTGGGTGTCAAATAATCTAACAGATTTTTGCCCCATTCAAATGGTTTTTTTGTCAGCTCGTCCTTATATGCTTGAGCAGATGAGGACCTAGCTTTTCCTTGCATATCTTGAATTTGAGCATCAAGAAGCATCAATTGCTTTTCTGCCTGGTCCCTTTGGTATTTTGAGATTTGACCCTCATTCATTCTTTTAATGAGGTCTCCCCTTATAGCCATAGCCCTTTCGACAGAACCCGCTATTTGTTGCCATTCGTCTTGAGCCTTATCGGCTTCGACGTTTATTAACCGAGATTCAGACCGTGTTTTTTCGATTTGAGCGAAGGCCATTGCAGATTGAAGTAGGTCTAGATTTCCGGCTTGCGCCTGATTTCCAGATGGAGAGGGTGCGCCTTTACCGCCAGCAGATAGTATGGGGTTTAGTCCGGCAGCCCTTAAGTCTTGTACCTCTCTTTGATGTGCGGTATTTGCCATACGCTCTGAGAAGTCTTCAGATTTACGAGCAGAGAACCAATTAAATGCAGATGTGACGCCAGCTCCTAATGCGGATGCTCCGGCTAGTGCCCATGGTGAGATTGCAGATGCAGCGGCCGCAGTAGTAACGGGTTCGATACCGTAACATACAGATGACAGTAACAATATTAATACGAGTAACTTGTACATGACGGTACTTTCTAAGTTACCGTAACACGCGTGCTACGGTAACTTGTTGGAGACGTATCTTTTTAGATACGGTCCAGGCCAGGGGTGGAGAAGATAGGAATAGGACGGTTATGCTCGACCATGAAGTAAGCATCAAGCATAATTGCGGGTTCATCGGTAACCGCAACAATGCGCGCCATATCTGGATTCTCTGTGATGAAGGCTGTATTAAGCACGGGAAGAGAGCCGTAATAATCGGCTAGGTGCCATGAGGCCATACTTACAGATGGAGATGATACAACCGACCGAAATTGCGATGTAATCATCGAAGGGAAGTAACGATATTCGGACCACCGTTCTTGATAACCAAATACTGCATTGTTTTGGGTTGTATTATTTGCGAAGTACAATTCCTTGTTTAGAATTGCTTGTTCACCAAGATGCGCGAAAATAGGGTCGTAAAAATCCTCGCGAGTAGAGCGAGACCAAAGCTTTCTCATCCCTTGTTGGTATTGAATATCGTGACGAACCGAGGCGATACCCATAATATAGCCGTGTTCAACGAATGAGTGATTTATACGATTACGAGCAACCGTTACGGAATATGCCGCTTGGGTTGCTTGTGGGGTTGTATCCGATTGAGATGTTTGGGACACCGCTCGAATGTCTATGCGCTGTGACATCATGCCAAGTAATTCGGTGCGCTGTAAGCGATAGTCGGGAACTTGAACGCCGAAATGAGCGTGAAGTATTTCAGTATATCGGGTACCGCCTCTTGCATCGCGTTCTAGCATTTGTTGCATTGCAATTGCTTCACGCAAAGAATTGATAGTAATCGCTGAAGCATCAGACAAATCAGCAATCAAACCAGATTTCCCAGACTCTTGAGTTACGCCCCAACTGCGAAATGTAGAAGATGCAGAACCTGTAGGAGTACTATTAGCAGCCGTATCATATGAGTTTGGGTAACCAGATAAATAAGCTCCGGCATCAGTAACAGCCAGACCAGCATAATTCGTACCGCGCTGGAGACCTAGGGTCAAACCATCACCTATAACAGGAGCGGTAATACCAATTGGTATTTGAACAGCATCACCCTTTTGAGGGTAAGGTAAAGCAGAAGTGAAATAGTCCTTTCTTTTGTTTCGAGCCAGAACGCCGAAATCAAATGCGCGTGGTCCATCGCCAATATCAAGTGGAATTGCATCTTGAAGATTTTGGTCGCGATACCATTCGTTCCAGATTTTGTGATACATGGTGAAGGGTAAAGCATTGGGAGCATCGACTTGAGGTATTACAACATTTGTCGGAAGACCGAAGAAGTCTCCTATTTGTCCAGTTTGAAATGAGGTCGGGTCTGTCATGTCCACGACAGGAATTAAATAATCAGTTGTTTGTGCTCCAGCAGAATCGGAAGCACCCATGAACTTTTCCCAATTTTCCCAGAGCAGACGAGCAGGGCAAAAGAAGAAATGGATATCAAGATATAGGTTTGCGAATGCAGGATTGAAGAGAGTTTGAACACGTGCCAGATAATTACCGTCGATTTTGACAGTATCACCTGGAAGAATTTCATCAATATAGATAGGTACCAGTGAACCAGCTTCGAACGCTGTAAGGGTACCAGTTGGACGGATAAACTTAGACCTTGGAATTTGTGGCCGTTCGACGTTCGCGAACGAGTGCTTCATTGTTGCTGGCATGATTTTTCCTTTTTGGCGGTATTGCCTAGATGAAATATAAAGGGGCCTACGGTTTCCCGCAAGCCCCTAGTTTAGACACCCCTAGTTAGTTAGTGGTGTCAGTGGGAACTATTACATCAAGAGAGTATAGTTCCCAGGCGCTTCGCTTTCGCACAAAGTGGACAACCTTTGCGCATTATACAGAAGCCAAAACCGCATTTTTTGCACTTCTGTTTTTCACCTATTGGTGTATCAAATTTGCCTTCATTTGGAAGGCTCATATCTTGAAGTCCGGGTTTGCTTCTGGGTCGGCTTTAGGAATGATTTCCTGCTGTTCGGTGATGTTTCCGGCTTTATCCAGCTCATAACCTTCTGGAAGCTTTGTGAGGCCCAATTTCAGGGCCTCACGGAGATTTGCCGGATCACCAACGAACCGTACGAGATTTCCTGGGGAATTGTCGAAACGGATTCGAATTTTGGCAGGCAA